ACCTGGTAGGCAAAATGCTAAAGGGATTAACTAAATGGTTTAAAGACGCAGGTATGGAATTAATTGCACAAGCATTCACCCTCCTGGGCTTCTTTATCGCATGGCTAACTTTGACGGGATCAGCAAGAGACATTGTTGGTATTGCTGTAATGGCAACAACAGTTATCTGGTTAATCACAATCCCGCTAAGAAAGGATAAATAAAAATGGCAACTAAAAAAATAGTAGAACCCCCAAAGCAGGAACACCCACAAAAAGCAATAACAAATATTCTAATGAGAATTCTTGCGGTATTTGCAGCATCAGGACTATCAGTCTTGGGAGCAGGAGCCGTAGTAGGAATTGACACAGTTCAGGCAGTTATGCTTGCAGGACTCTTAGGAGTAGCAACAGTTATTGAAAGACTGGCAAGGGCTTTTTTGGACGATGGAAGGCTATCATTAGCAGAAATAAATGATGCCTTTAAAACGGTAGATAAAAAGGCTAATTAGTCATTATCGCCCCTAGTTGACAGCCCTCTCTGGGCAATGGTATACTTGAGTATCACCTATCTGGAGAGGGCTTCTACCTGTGACTTGCATTGCCGTTGTAAAACATGAAGATAAAATTTATATGGCTGGAGATCGTGGAGCATCAGATGATGGTACCATTCTAGCACTATCTGCTCCAAAAGTTTGGAAGATAGGTCCATACCTAATTGGATATGCAGGGGCGATGGACGGAGAAAGAATCCGTTATAATTTTAAGCCAACTCCTCCTAATATTAAAGACACAGATAAGTTTATGCAAACTAGATTTGTAAAAGAACTTAGAGAATTTTATAATGAGTTTTGGGTTGATACATCTAAAGATGGAGACCTAGGACTAATTATTGCAGTGCGTGGAGAAATATACGAGCACAGTTCTGCAGACATGTCTTTATCTAAGTACACACTTCCATACCTTGCTATGGGGTCTGGAGCAGAGTACGCTTACGGTGTTTTATATGCAACAGATAAACAAAAAAATGCAAGGAACAGAGTAATGCAAGCAGTAAATGCTGCTATTAAATTTAACCCATCTTGTATGGGCCCAGTTGACATTGTCAGCCTTTAGGGGTATACTTTTAATATGAATCACTTGCACGAAGATTTGTCACCAGAAGAACAAGAGTTTGGCATCTGGCTTGAAAATGGTATTGAAAGAGGTTGGGTAACACCACCATACTGCAATACCCATGATGGCGGATACGAATATATGGGTGAAGAAGAGATTGAAGAATGGGACCAAGGTGGAGACCCATGTTGTCATGTCGTAAGACTGATGATTTCATAATAGAAAAGGAATAAAATGAAAAAAGTAATACTATCACTACTAACAATTGCAGTTGCATTTACAACACTTGCACCAGCACAAGCAGAAGATCAGAAAGTCCTAGCAATTATTGATTCAGCAATTAATTCAAAAAACTTTCCATCAATTATCCATGAGGTTTGCTTTACAAAGGTAAAGTCATATATTCCTACAGAGAACATGTCTTGTCCTAACGGAGAACTGTTTATGGAAGGTACTGGAGCAGCAGCAGCACCATGGCCAATGCAAAAAAATGGCACTGGTTTTGATCTTAACAACGCAACATTCCACGGAGATACCATGGTTAAGGCAGCACTAACCGTTAATCCAAACCTAAAGATTGTCTTCATTAGATTTAATGATGTTACAAGTCTTGGAAATTCACGAGGAGATGCAGATGTATTGGCTTTGGCTATCAACTGGGTAGCACAAAATGCATCAAAGTACAGTATTGATGCATTATCAATTAGCCAGTCTTCTGTTTCTGTAGGAAATCTTTCTAGATGCTTAACAGATACAGTTACAATCAATGCAGTTTCATCTCTTACTTCAAGCAATGTCCCAGTGTTTATTGCAACTGGAAATGATAAGCGAAGAGATGTAGTTGGGTTTCCATCATGTGTTAATGGCGCAATCGGTGTTGGAGCACTTGGAAATGCAACTCAACTTGAAAATGCAACAAACACAGGTCCAGGACTTGACATGGTCTCTCTTGGCAAGGTAAAGGTCACAAAGTACAATGGTTCACCTGTTGATACTGCTGGAAGTTCTGTAGCAACAGTTGTCTCAGCAGCAACATATGTAAACAAAAATACATTTAAGTCATTTGGTGAGTATCTAAATTCTCTTCCAAAGATTTTAATTGGAACCGCATCGTATATTCGTAACTAAGAAAAAGTCCTAGGCATGACTTAAAACTGCCCCATTGCCCTATAACTCAGATGGTAGAGTGCCGAACTGTTAATTCGGATGTCCCTGGATCGAGGCCAGGTGGGGCAGCGATGGTGGTGTATAATTGTTATGATAGCAAACTTAAGATAAAGGTAAAATGATAAAAACTAAAAACTATATTTCAGGTTCAGAGTGGTGGATAAACTCTGGAAATTTATCTTTTCCAGAAATAGTAGTTCAGTCATATGTGCCACCCTATTGGGCTAAGTATAATTTAAATGATATTTTAAATATTGACAGTGTTCTAAAACCAGTAAATAGGTATGCACTTAACTTATACCCTAAGCCAAAAATTATAAAAATACAAGATAACCTGATTACCCTTAGACAAAGAACTCATGCCGAAATTTGGGTTGAAGAAAAAGATAATGATGTTATTTATGCTCTAGATAAATGTCATCAAAGACAATTTTATCCATCTTTAAATAATTTAGAAAATAAAGATTGTTTTAAGCCAAACTATAGGTTCTATATGCCTTGGTTTATAAATAAAAATATTGAAGTTAGAATAGATCCAGTAGAGGATGAAGATACCCCATTCCATGTAGATGCAAAAAATATTATGGGAAGAGAGTTGGGAATGTACTCAGAGTATGCTGATACAGAGTTTGTTGATTTTAAGATTAAAAATACTGATAAATATTACTTAAAAGAAAAGTATGCTATTATTAGTAAGGATACACCAATGTACGACATGTCTGTTGTTTTGACTAATGAAGAGATATCAAAATTAAGGGATCAATATGGAAGAGAATGAACTAGAGTTAAAGTTTATCCCACACTACCCAGAGGGATTGCTGCTATCTCCAGAGCCCTCTTATAAAAAAATACCTCAATGGTATAGGGATTTGGCAAAACATTTTAGCAGTAATGACCTAAAGTCTTTGTGTCCAGTAAATGACAGAGGTGGGGATGGCTCTAATGTTTCCACAAAACTTTGTCTACCCTTTCAAGATGCAATGTCTCTTGGATACATGTATCTGTTAGAGGATGATCTAGAGGTTAAACTTGATATATCTGGAAAACCATCCTTGTCTTGGAAAAAAGACTTTATGATGATGGATAAAAGACCAAATGTGGATATGGCTATTCCAAAAGATGTTCATCCTATACATTTTGGCGTTAAAATGCAATGGTATTATGAAACACCAAAAGATTATTCATTGTTGATGACAATGCCAATAAATAGGCCAGACTTACCATTCTGGATTCCATCTGGCATAGTTGATTCTGATATATGGGGACTTCCCGCATTCATACCATTTTTTATAAAAAAGGATTTTGAAGGAATAATCCCTATGGGAACACCAGTATTTCAGATGATTCCAATTAAAAGAGAGCCATGGAACTTGGTAATTGATGAATCTTTTGATGCTATAGAAAAGCATCAGTTGATATCAGAAAACAGAAGATCCGATATAACAGCACACTATAGAAAATTTGCATGGAGAAAAAAAGAATATGCAAAGTACAATAAAGAAGAAATAAACAATAAAGGAGATAAATAATGTTAAATACAAATGGCCCTTCGTTACAAAGTAACAGAGAGCACAAGTTTTTTGAAAGATACTTAGACAACAATCTAGAAGACTTGACTAAGTTTCTAGAAGAAAAGTATAAACTAATTGAAAACGCAAAACTTCGTGGCGTTGATACTATGGAAAATGATCCAGGATACTGGCTAGAGTCTGGAAGTTTGTCAACTGTAAAGTGGAGAGAGTACAATGTTTTTCAACTTTACCATCCAGGATTGTATAAACTATATTCTGAATTGTCAAATACTGTCAAAGAAGCATGTCTATACTATGGTGTAGATTTTGACAAGCAGCAATACTATGTTCAGGGTTGGTTTAATATTAACAAAAAGGGTAATGGAAAGTTAAACTGGCATGACCACGGTGCACCTGGTGCTCCTAATTTCCACGGCTATTACTGCGTTAAGGCTGAGCCATCAAGCACATTCTATAGACTTTTTGGAGATCCAAATAGGGAAGTTGAAAATAAAAATATAGACAACAGAATGATTGTTTCTGAAATGGGACACCCACATGCACAGGGTGACTGGGATTGGGACGGACCAAGAATTACAGTTGCCTATGACATTCAGCCTCTACGTTCTTTGCTTAGTGCAGGGGAACAGGTTACTGAACAGCACTGGATACCATTGTTGTAAAATGAACAGGATATTAGTTTATTTTTATGGTTATAAAAGTAGGTCTTTACCACAGGCAGTAGAGCAACTCATAAAAAACCAAAGTGGTCAAAACAGCATACATGTTCTTGTATACGATCAAACGAACGTATCAAGACCAGAAAAGTTTTTAGGTGCTGAGTATAATCATATTACTTGGGATACTTTGACATCTAAATTTAAAAACTTTTCTTTTTTAAAAAAGAGAACTGATTTTGATTTTTTTATGTATATTGATGGTGCCAAAATGTTTGAAAAAGACTGGGATATTGAACTATTGAATTATAAAAAATTAATAGTTTCAGGAAATCATGACATTATATTTAATAAAGATAACTATAAATTTTATCCAGACTATATAAGAAAAGAAATAGAAACAGAAAAAAAGACTAACTGGGTCGTTAAAGATTTTTTCTTTATGCCATTTAGTTTATTTAAAACTTTGCCAGACATCTCAATTTTTAAATATTATGGAGTTGAGGAATATCTTTCATTGCATGCAGCAAATGTTGGTATTTCTGTTGTAGCAATTCCAACTAGGTTGATGATTGATCAAGAGCCTTCGATATTAGAAAAAGATTTTATTCCATTTTCTTTATATCATAACTATGCAAAAGTTATAGATTGCTTTAAATCAAAAGATGGCTCAATGGCTGGAGTTGACAAACTTATGGACATTATCGATTATAACTTTACTGGTTTGGAGTATTTCCCATATCCTGTAAATGATGTAGACTATAAATTTGTATCAAATCTAGACAAGATGTCTGAGCAAAGATTTTCTGTAACACAGAAAAGCATTTACTGATGAGTGTAGTATTTTTAATTAAGGAGAAAAAATGCACAGAATAGTAGTAGTAGATAACTTTATTGATCCAGACGATGCTAAAACATTGATTGATCAGCAGTTAGATCCAAACTCTATAAGAAACCCTTATCCAGATTACTATGAACAAAGATTTGGTGGTACTTCTTTACCATACAATCAAACGGTCATGGATATATTGATAAAGTATGGTCATAAGTCTAACGAGGTACATAAAGAACTTAATGGATTTAAAAATGACATTTATGTATTTAAAGGGTTTGGCTCTCATTGGAGCACAGGAACAAAGGGTGGACTTCATATAGATGCTCAAGATCCTGAGCCATTTATTGAGTGGAGCACTATAATGTATCTAAACAATGAGTCTGAGTATGACGGAGGAAAAATTTATTTTCCTAATCAAGAGTTTGAATACCAACCAAAACAGTACTCTGCTGTGTTTTTTCCAAGTGCTGGAACAGAATATATTCATGGTATAACAACCGTAACAAGAGGAAATAGATTTACTGCTTTATATATGCACACTAGTCTTCCAGAATCGGCAGATCCAGATTTCCACCCTGGTAAAAATGAATGGAAAGCAAAGGACTATCCACTTGTCAACCTTTAACCACGAAGTCCTAGATTTAGGGCTAGTATATTATACAGATGTTATAAAAAATCCAGAGTCTTTAATTAAAAAGATAGAAGATCTAGATCTTATGATATCAAATGAAAAACGCCTTAATACATCTGTAAAACCTTGGACACCATGGACCTATGGTGAAGGAGAAGATAAGTTGATGTTTTGTTGGCAAAAGTTTATTCCACAGGTAAAAGACATAGATCCTTCCGACTATTACAATGAACAGCAGACTGAAATATCTTCACAACTTTTTGAAGCATTAGATATAACGCTAGACCACTACACAAAAGAACTTTATCCTTTTGCAAATAAAAACATAAAATCAAGAGAACAAACAATGCATCTTCTTAGATATGACGAAAGCGGACACCTTCCAGCACACCAAGATCAGGGAATTAGCAGCAGAGTTCTTTCTGTTCTCCTATACTTAAACGATGACTACGAGGGTGGAGAAATTGAATTTACGCACTCTAAAATAAAGTTTAAGCCAAAATCTGGAAGCGTACTATTCTTTCCTTCAAACTTCCTTTATGTTCACGAGGTATATCCAGTCACAAAAGGACCAAGATATGCCTTGCCAAACTGGTACCACAATATTCCATTTAATGAAAAAAGAGATTCAATGGGTGAAGAATGATAATACTTGGTATTAATGAAACCAGCCATGACGCATCTGTGTCTTTAATTAAAGACGGAGAGATACTTTTTGCAGGGCATGCTGAAAGATATAGCAAACAAAAAAATGACTGGTACGTGAATGATAATTTAATAAAAGATGCTTTACAGTACGGCAGACCAGATCACATTGCTTACTACGAAAAGCCCCTCCTAAAGGCCTCCAGACTGGCTTTAAAGGGTGGTTCTGGAGACTGGAAGCCAAGATTTGAACTTCCTGGAATTCCAAGAAAATCCTTCAGTCATCATTATTCACATGCAGCAGCAGGATACTACACAAGTTCTTTTAATGATGCAGTTATCGTAGTGCTTGATGCGATTGGTGAATACAACACATCTACAATTTGGCTTGGCGAAGGCGATAAGATTAAGTTAAAGTATAAGCAAAATTATCCTATTAGTTTTGGATTGTTTTACTCAGCATTTACTCAGTTGATTGGTCTTATGCCTAACCAAGAAGAATATATTATGATGGGTATGGCTGCTTATGGGGACTGGACAAAGTATTACAAAAAGGTAGATGAATATTTTCCACAGTACGATCAACAAAAATATAACTTTCATAAGGGAATTACTGACTGGGGATGGATTAGTTCAGAGCAAGATAAATTTGATATAGCAGCAGCAGTTCAAATGGTATATGAGCAAAGGCTTAACGATTTTATGCGTATGGCAAAGGCAATGACTGGGAAAAATAATCTAGTCTTTATGGGTGGATGTGCCCTTAACTCTTCAGCAAATACACTGCTCTGGAATATTTTTGATATGATTTGGATTATGCCAAATCCAGGAGATGCTGGTAGTTCTTTGGGCGCAGCAGCAGCGTTATATGGAAAGCATGTTGACTGGAAAAGCCCGTACCTTGGGTACGATCTTGAAGGAAAATACCCTATTCAGAAAATTGTTGACGGTATACTAAAAGATGGAGTCGTAGCAGTAGCAACTGGTAAAGCAGAATATGGTCCAAGAGCACTTGGAAACAGAAGTATATTGGCCGATCCAAGAGACCCACTCATTAAAGATAAGGTTAATCTAATTAAACAGAGAGAACTGTTTAGACCATTTGCTCCAGTAGTTATGGCAGAGCATGCACATAAATGGTTTGATATGGACTTTGAAAGCCCTTATATGCAGTATACAGTTAAGTGCTTGCAGCCTGACAAGATCCCATCTGTAGTTCATGCAGACGGTACATCAAGAGTTCAAACAGTTACAAGGGAGCAGCATTCAGGCTTATACAGGGTTTTAAATAAGTTTTATCTTCAAACTGGTGTACCAATATTATTAAACACTAGCCTTAATATAAAGGGACAGCCATTGTTAAATGACGAGAATGACATTATTAAATGGGAAAAAGAGTATAACTTCACAATATGCAGGTAACCTGGTATAATATAATCAAACCTATAGGAGGAACATAATGGCAGTAAAAGGAAGTCTAGAAGCAATCATTGAGGTTGCAAAGAAAGAAGTGGGCACAATTGAAGGCCCTAAAGATAACGAAACAAAGTACGGTGCATGGATGAAGGTTAACTTCCAGCCATGGTGCCAGTCATTTGTTTCATGGTGTGCATTTACAGCGGGTGTTAAATCATTCCCTAAGTCAGCATCAACTATAGCAGCATCAGATCAATTTAAGAAAGAAAAGCGTTGGTCAGATGCTCGAAATGATGATCCACAGGCAGGAGATTGGATCTATTTTGATTTTCCAGAAGATGGTGTAAATCGTATTTCACATGTTGGTCTTTGCATTAAGAACAATGGCGATGGAACTATTCAAGTTATTGAAGGAAACACTTCAGGAACTGCAAAGGGAGATCAACGCAACGGAGGAATGTGCGTAGAGAAGACTCGTGGTTATGTAAAGAATAACAAAAAGAAGTTGGTCAATGCCGTTGTTGGTTGGGGTCGTCCAGTTTATGCTGGTGAAGAAAATGCTCCACTACTAAATAAAGTAGCAACTACAGTTGCAACAACACCTGCAGTAAAGCCAGTAGTAAAGAAGCCAGTAGTTAAGAAGGCCAAGTAAATGGAATCAACAAAGAGAACGCTGTTAAAGACAGCAAGTTGGGAAACTTTTCACCTTGTTGGTGTGGCTGGTATTATTTCTCTTGTAACATGGAGAATAACTGGAGAAGTAGATTATGAATATGCAAGTCTTGGGGCATTAGGATATATTGCTTGGGAGGCACTTGGATATTTCCTACATGAAAGAGTATGGGCTAAATTTGGAAGGGGAATTAAATAATGCGTATTAAAATTATTAGATTTGTTGTAAAAGCACTTGGTTATGAATGGGGTGGAGACGCACTCAAAGCACCAGTTTGGACAGTAAAGGCTAAGAAGAAGTAAAAATGGCACTGTATGAATATGATTGCATGAGATGTGCACAAAGATATGTTAAGGATCGCTCTATTCAAGAGGACGATCCTGGATATGAGTGTGAAATCTGTAACACTTCTTTGGTTCGTGTATATTCAAATGTAGGTGCAGTTTTTAACGGCAGTGGATTTTATTCCACAGATAATAGGAAAAAATGATAACAAGAATTCCAGAAGGACAGATATGTCAAGCCTTTGATCCAATGATGTTTTTACCTGAAAAAACATTAAACATAGTTGGTGCAGAAGAAAATGCAAACCCATCTTGCGTGGCTCCTGCATTTGTATATATTGAGGGCAGCCACGGTAACAAATACCTATGTGATTATCATTATTTTTATGAGATGAATATGACACGATCACGAAGAAATCTGAATGTTGGTCTTCATTGGGAGTCTATTCAAAAGTTTATAATAGACGAAAGAGAAAGAGTTAAAGAAACTTTTGCAAAAGATGTAACAAGCACAATGACTTTAGGACACAAGTGCTCAGTATTCAGCACTCATAGACCAAGTTTGATATGCACTGCCGATGCACTTGTTCATGTAATGCCTACAGAAAAGATTCCTGGTAAAATAAACTTTACCTATACAAAGACTTTTGATCCAGAAGTTGGTGTATTTTATTGTAATTTTCATTTTAGAAAAAATTATTATAGATACTACAGCAACGGGATAAACTATGAGGATATTCACAAAATACTGGACGAAAGATATAGAATGAATACTACTATTGCACAAGAAGCACTAGATTTAACATGCGTCTAGTTGACACATTTTGTGCATTGGTGTATAATTAAGTATAGTACAATCCAACAAACAGTAGCCATAAAGATGGTACAGGAATATAGGAGTATAATGTGTTTACGATGATTAAAGATGAAGTAAAGCAAGACTGGTCCCTTTCTCCTTTAGATAGGTGCGATGTATGTAATTCAGAGGCACTAGTTCAGGTTAAAGGAATAAGTGGAGAACTTTTCTTCTGTGGTCATCACTATAACAAAATTATGTCCACTCCAACAGGATATAACAATATGATGTCCTTCATGATTAGTGTTGTTGATGAACGAGAAAAACTAGTTGGCTAGTCCAAAATGATAATTGACGGTGTAGACTATTCTGGAGTTTTGTTTGTACACATACCAAAAACTGCTGGAACGTCTATATCTAATTTACTTAATCAAAACAATTTAGATAATTGGAATAGAGAGTGGCCTAGACACCATGATCCATATTATTATTTAAAGCATGCAAACAATATTGATAGTTCTATTTTTTCTTTTTCTGTTGTAAGAAATCCATACACAAGGACTTATAGTTGTTTTAAAGAGTTTAATAGAACAAACAAAACAGAAATATCTTTTTCAAAGTATTTGGACAATATTTTAAATAAGGTTATATCTACGGTGACACCTCTTTTACATTTAGAACAGTCTTTTTATATTTCTAAAGATGAAGATATACAAGTAAACAAGGTTTATAATTTTGAAAACTTGAATGAACTAGAAAAAGATTTTGGGTGGATCCTTAAAAATAATAATGTAGGTAACTATAAAAAAGATTCATACATAAAAGACTACAGTAACGAAGCAATAGAAATAACAAAAGAAATTTACAGCAAAGACTTTTCTTTGTTTAATTATTCTACAGATTTTAATAAAACTTTGGAGAAGAAATGAAAAAAATTTTAGAAGATTTTAATTTTAAAAAGCATAGTTCTTATAGTGTTGAAAAAATTAAAGAACACATCGATGGATTTTCTGATGAATGGTTTATTAATACACAGAGACAAGAAAATGCTATTGTACATAAAGATACAAACTCATATTTTGTCTACACTTCAGACCTTACTTGGAAAGAAGTAGATGACTTTGCTACTCACACAACATCACAAGATACTGTATTGCTTGAACTACTTGAGCCAATAATCTTAGATCTTGAAAAAATACATAAAGGAACCAGGGGCATGGTTCTTTTAATTAAATTAAAAGCAGGTCAAGACATTGCCCCACATAAAGATTCAGGAGACTATCTAATGCTTTCAAGAAGAAACCATATACCAATAGTTACTTCTGATGATGTTTTTTTTAATGTAGATACTGAAAAGGTTAAAATGAGGTCTGGAGAATGTTGGGAAATCAATAACTCAAAAGTTCATTTTGTAAACAACGGTAGTACAATAGACAGGGTTCACCTAGTAATTGACATAATGCCATATAAGGAGATAGAAAAAAAATGATTATACAAATTATCGGTCTTCCAGGTTCTGGAAAAACAGAACTTGCGAAAGCACTAAAAGAAAGAATTAATGCCATTCATCTTAATGCAGATGAGGTTCGTGCGACAGTAAACTCAGACCTTGGGTTTACTCCAGAAGATAGACTAGAGCAGGCACGACGCATGGGTGAGATGGCAAGACTAATTGCAAAGCAGGGTGTTGCTCCAGTGATCGTAGACTTTGTTTGTCCAACAGAACTAACTCGTTTAGCATTTGGAAAGCCAGATATCTTGGTGTTCATGGATACAATTTCAGAAGGTAGATTTGAAGATACAAACAAAATGTTTGAGATACCGACAGGGTTTGATGTATCTTTTACTAGCCATAACTTAAATGCAGAAGAAAAGGCATCGCACATCATTGAAAAGTTTGGACTACACGATTGGTCTGCACCTACAACGCTAATGCTTGGTCGCTACCAGCCATGGCATGAAGGCCACCATGCTCTCTACAAAGAAGCGGGTAAGAGAACTGACCAGGTGCTACTTGGAGTACGCAATACATACAATACAAGTGAAAAGGATCCTCTTAAGTTCGATCAGGTAAAAGAATATATTGCCAAGGATGAATTTATGGATGGTGCATTAGTATTAAGACTACCCAACATTACTAACATAGTTTATGGTCGTGATGTAGGATACAAGATTGAGCAAGTAGATTTGGGGGCAGACATTCATGCTATTTCGGCTACGCAAAAACGTAAAGAGATGGGTATCTAAAGTATGGAACTGGATTACTAAAGACAATAGTATGGAGTGGCCATCATGAAAGTAACTAAACAAAGATCAGCGCTAAAAGCAATCACTTGGCGTATCATTGGAACGGCAGACACATTTGTAATATCTTGGGCAATAACTAATGAGCCAGTAACAGCAGGAGCAATAGCAAGTTTTGAAGTATTTACAAAAACAATTCTTTATTACTTCCATGAGCGTGGTTGGAATAAAATTAAATGGGGGAGAAAATAATGTTTGAATATTATGTAAAGAAAGTAACAAAGGTCGTTGATGGAGATACCATTGATGTAGATATTGATTTAGGGTTTGACATTTCTTTTAGTTCAAGAGTTAGACTGGCTGGTATTGATACCCCTGAGTCTCGTACAGCAGACAAGGCTGAAAAGGCTTTAGGACTGGAAGCAAAGGCTTATTTGAAGCATGCTATAGACAGTGCTAAGTCAGTAGTGATCAAGACAGAGAAGATGGACTCTTCAGAAAAGTATGGTCGTATTCTTGGTTGGGTTTATCTTGATGGAGATACCGTTTCTATTAACGATAAGATGATTAATGATGGCCATGCCTGGGGATACATGGGAGAAACAAAGGTCAAAGATTTTGACGCTTTGAAAAAAGCAAGAGCAAAGTCAGGTAAATAAAAATGGATGAGTTTGACGATATAGACAAATTAATTCTTGAGGGTGGTTTAGAATTTGCAGGTAAAGATTCACAGACTGGAGAAGTTCTGTACAGGCCTACAGACAGGCTAAAAGAAATAGACGCCAGACTTAGCGAAGATCTTTCTGTGTACTTCTCAGACATAACTCTTAAACTTTGGCAAAAAGGTTTTTTGGATATGAATGTAACAGAAAGAGATCCACTAGTAAAACTAGCAGATAAGTCTTTTGACCTTGCTTCTATTCAGTCTTTAGATAAAGATGAAAGAGTTGTTATTGAACAAATAGTAAAGGCTCTTTCTAACAAAAACTGATATACTAATAGCATAGGAGTATTGATGAATAACTTATACGGTGTTATTGGTACAACGGCAGTAGTTTTGCTATGCCTTTATGTGTACATTTTGCGGAATAAAGTAAATCAGTCTAGAACGCCTATAGTAAGCCAAGCAATGCTCCACCATCGATATAGCACTAGAAAGAGTAATCCTAGAAGGCTTAAAGTCAAGTCACAGTCAAAAAATCACTATGACAATACTAACACAAAGGTAATTATATTTGATAACGATGCTTACTGGATTAAACATAACATTTTTTATAAGGCACCTTTGGTTGATCAGTTAATCGATAAGGATGCTGCAGAACAAGTTGACACAATGAGCATGGATAAGGTACAATTAGATAAGATGTTGTTCATAATGGACAAACTAAGAGAAGGGATTAACGATGATAGTAGGGGTTCAGGGAACGAGTAGTTTTGATAACTACCAGGTTTTCCTTAGATCTATGGCCGTTGCCCTTTCTGAGTTGCCTGAAGGTGACAAAGACTTTCACATATACTCAGCAGGTCCAAACAATATAAACATGATGGCAATGGAGTTTTCTAATCTTTCGGAAAAAGGAATGAAATTGCGAGGAAAGTCTATTAAGTTTATCAAGGTTACACCACAGTGGCTAGAAGAAAATATAAAAGGTGTGAATCACTTTGCATTTCTTTCTAATCCAAGAGAGCCAGTGTCTAAGGTTGTTAATGTATCAAAACTAAATAATATAAATACAAACGTATACAATTTTTAATGCTTGACAATCATTGTCATATATGTTAAACTTTAGTATGCACCAAATGTGCTTTTGCACACAAACAGAACGGAAAAATTATGAAATTAATTAATTCTTTAGAAACTATGGAATCGATAGTAAACAAGAATAGACAACTGTCTTGGAACGGATGGACAGTAGTTGAAACCTTTCCATCGGAAAAGGCATACTTTTCAAAGTTTGGAGTCTACAAAAATAATAAGTGGCAGATGAAAAAAGAGTTTGTTCCTTCTAACTTAGGTTGGGAAATTCCTGATAAGTATGTGATCTAGGTGAATAAATTTAAGTGGAAAGACAATGCCACCTGTTTAGACTACGATACAAACTTATTTTTTGAAAAATATGAAGATGATGAGGTTCTAAGACCAGCAATAGATGCCCTATGTTTTTCTTGTCCAGTAAGAAAAGAATGTTTCTCTGTTGGTATTTCGGGCAAAGAGTGGGGAGTTTGGGGCGGTGTATACTTAGAGAATGGTGAAATATCTAAAGAGTTTTCCAGCCACAAAAGCAAAATTGATTGGGGCCAAACATGGCAATCTTTAACTATGGAGTAGTATGTACACAGATTCAATGAAAAGAGCGTTTAGATCTCTTACACCTCCCAAAAATTTTTCTTTACAGATTATTGACAATGATAATTTTTTAACAGTAAAGGCTAAAGAAAAAGATTTTATGTCTTTAGAAACAGTTGAACTTAAAAAACAGGCTATAGAATATATGATACGTGTAAAGAAGGCATTGGAAGATAATGGCGCTATAGTTTTACTAGTTCGTGAAGGTGGGAAAGAGATTTGAAAAATATAGTTGTAGTGGGTGGAGGTACAGCAGGATGGTTAACAGCCCTTGCTGCACAGAAAAGATATCCTGAGTGCTCAATCACTGTAATAGAGAGCAGAGAGATAGGAATTCTTGGAGCAGGAGAGGCATCGACCACATCTCTTATTGGATTTTTAGAATATTTAGATATAGCAATTGAAGATTTAATCAAAGAAACAAGATCAACAATAAAGGTAGCAATTAAGTTTAATAATTTTAATGAAGATGATGAAAGTTATTATCACGAGTTTGCTATTAATAGGCCTAACCCAAAAGCAAAAGAACTTTATTTAAAAAATAAACTAGGCAGCAGTTATCCCGTTCTGCATCTTTCTTGTATGTCAGAAAATTTGCCAGAAAAAGAATACAAATTAAGCGCCATGGCATTAGATTCAAACAATTTGCCATTTGTAAGTAAAAATGAAAATCCATCAAAAATATCAGACTTTGAAGTATATAACTTATACGGAATACATTTTGACGCAAGAGCCTTGGCTAAGTTTCTATCAGAAATTGCAATAGATCGTGGAGTTATTCACATAGATTCAATAGTAGATGAGTTTATTCAAGATAATGATGAAAACATAGAAAGTATTAAGTTGATCCATGGCTCAACAATCAAGGCAGACTTTGTTTTTGATTGTACTGGTTTTTATAGAGTAGTAAATAAAAAACTTTTTAATACAGAGTGGGTAAGTTTTTCAAACAATTTACCAGCCAAAAGAGCAGTACCATTTTTTCTTGATATTGATAAAGATGAAATACCAGCCTACACAGAGTCTACTGCCATGAACTATGGCTGGATGTGGAAAATTCCTTTACAGCATAGATATGGTTGTGGATATGTTTTTGATTCTAATTACATAACTGATGAGCAAGCCATATTGGAGATTGAAGAAAAACTAGGGCATAAGATTGAATCTCCAAAAACATTTAGTTTTGAACCAGGGTACTACAAGACAATATGGAATAAAAATACTATAGCGGTAGGTCTTTCAGCAGGGTTTGTTGAACCTTTAGAGGCAACATCAATTATGCAGTCTGTAGAAACTCTTAGCCTTATTTTTAAAAATGGCTATGATATATTTAATCCAAAGGGTTTAGTTGCAATACTTAATAAAAAATATGCTGAAGATTGTGAAGAAATTCGTGACTTTTTGTACTTGCACTATATGACAAACAAAACTAATACAGACTTTTGGGCTAATTTTACTAAAAATAATACGATGCCAGAAAGTCTCAAGACTACTCTTGAAACACTTAATACTATAGAATATGGTGAACTAAGAAAATCTTACTTTAATAAAATAAATTATTATATTATTATGTATGGAAATAAAATATTAGATAAAGAGTTTTTAGAAAAGGCTAATATTGTTTTTAAAACAGAAAAAAATACAATAGAAAAAATTAATAAAAATAAAAAAGATTTATCAAACAGTTTTGTTAATCATTCTGAATTTATTAAGAGGGTTGGTGGTTTTAATGAATAAAATAAAGGTTTTGCTTTCTGTTTTATCAAAAATGAAAAAGAGATCTTACTGGAATAAGGCAAACACTGTAGAGTTTTTTGCTTTTATGACAAAGATAGTTATTATTGTACCTGGATTATTGTTTGGAGTACAAAGATGGTGGCTGTATATTTTTGCATTGGTTTCTAGTCTAGCATTGATATGGACTTCGACAGTAAAAACACTACCAACAATTATAATATTTAATATTATATGGACAACACTTGCCACGACTGCTATACTTAAGTATTGGATATAGAGAGAGTTGAGAAAAGTATGACTAAACTAATAGCAATAGCATTTATATTTTCAACACTATTTTTTTTATCAATGTATCTGTTGCAACTAAAAAAGAATCGTGCAATACTTGCAAACACTTTAAGGCTTTTAATTATGCAAGAGTCTGCTAATGCTGAAAACAAAACTGACAAAGAAAAAACAGACGAGGCATTCTTAAAATTTATTTCAGACTCAAGAGATTGGGCATATACCTATATTGAAGAAGTTCAAGCATCATTAAATAAGTTTATTAGTGATATTGAGCCAGAAATTAACTACTTTAGGGAATATGGTGATGTCGGATCTATGGCACCAAACTACCACTCTATGAAGAAAATAACTAAATCTTACGAGGAACTAAAGAAAATATTACCAGAAGACTATGATAGAATAGGATAATGATCATCCTTAAAGGCAGGGGCCATTCTAACATGTTGATATGTGAAGAGGAACTTTGTCAAGATGATAGTACACAGATTTGGGCAAGTTCTGAAAGTAGGATTGTCGATTTGTGTGATTTACACTATAGTGAAGCAACAAAATAAAAGGAGAAATAAAATGAATACAACACAACTAAAAGCAATGCTTGCATCTTACGGAAGATCAGTTCTTGGTGCTGCAATTGCACTTTACGCTTCAGGCGTTACAGATCCAAAGACACTTGCATACTCACTACTTGGAGCACTAGTGCCCGTAGTATTGAGAGCAGCCAACCCTAACGACTTGGCGTTTGGAAAGATGCCATCAGTTGAAGAGGTAGATGTAGCAGTAAAGACTGCCAAGGTAGTCAAGAAGGCACCTGCTAAGAAGGCAGCAGTAAAAAAGAAGTAGTATAATAGATACTATTCCGCTATGAGACTTTAAAAGGTTTTACAACGGATGTTCCCCTTGACGGGAAAGTTAGCAGGAGTCGAATCTTCGTGGCTAATAGACCTGAGCAGTCGTCTATAAACTGCTCTTTTCCTATGCTACAATTATATTGTCCCACACAGGACCTTAGTGATGGATTAGTTACCCATTGGATAGAGACCGTGGCGCAAGTCAGGTGAATTGCCTGTGTGGGGCCTTAATATTTTCACGGTATAATGATAACAATGACTG